ATGACCTTTCAAGTTATTGCCCTTGACCTCGACGGCACGTTACTTACCCCACAGAAAACAATCCTGTCTGAATCCATACTAGCCCTTCAGAATGCCCGTAAATCTGGTGCAAAGATAGTGATAGTAACCGGACGACATCATGTAGCAATCCATCCCTTTTATCAGGCATTGGATTTAGATACACCTACTATATGTTGTAACGGGGCATTGCTTTACGATTACGTAGGAAAACGGGTGTTGGCCTCTGACACCCTACATCCAGAACAAGCTACGCAATTAGTATCACTTTTGGATGCACACAATGTTCATGGCTTGATGTATGCAGACGATGTAATGTTTTACAGTCAAGTAACTGGACACATTACCCGTACTGAAACGTGGGCTAGATCTTTACCTGAACATCAACGCCCGGTATTCAAACACGTTAATTCTTTAGGGGCGGCTGTCCATGACGTGGATAATATATGGAAGTTTGCCCTAACTGGTAGTGATATTGATAAATTAAAAAACTTTGCTCAAATAGTTAAAAGTGAGATCGGTCTTACCTGCGAATGGTCATGGCATGATCAAGTAGATATAGCCCAAATAGGTAACAGTAAAGGTAAACGCCTTACACAATGGGTTGAGTCTATGGGTTTATCAATGAAGGATGTTATCGCTTTTGGTGATAACTTAAATGATGTGAGTATGCTACAAAGTGCGGGCTTAGGTGTAGCTATGGGTAACGCCGTCGATGAAGTAAAAGCCTGTGCCGATCTGGTAATTGGTTCTAATACGGAACCTAGTATTGCTGAAATATTAAATGCTCATTATAACAATGAAACATTGAAGTTTATTCCGTAAATTAAATTTCAGTCATTTAATAATATAGCCCGCTAGAAGCGGGCTTAGGTTAGGCGGGTACTTCGATTACTGCAATGTTTACTGGAACAATGCCAGTATTGACTACAAAAAGTTGGTACGGGACTAACGCTAACTGGTGCGTCGGTGTAGCGTGGTGTGTAACTAATAATAAATGATACTGTATAATTATTCTTATTATACACTTCAATTGTACCGGCTTCTACGTATATAGAACGGTTATTACTTACATGTAAACCACTATCACCACCTAGCGAAGTATCTAATACTAAATGTATCGGATCGGCATTTTGAATATATGCCGGATGTGTTAAATCTACACTAAAAAGTCATGTGCATTTACTTTATGTGTGTATGGAATTAGGCATTTTGTGACCTCATAAAAAAGGAAAGGTGTATTACCTCTCCTTTATCTATTACATTGGTGTACCCAATAGTACAAAAAGTAGCTTGAAAATCGGTTCCAGTGGTAAATTTATTAACACAATCCCGAAATAATCAAAGAATGGAATAATGATATAACTATATAGTACGATAAGTGTTAGGACTAGTCCCAATACATTACGCCAGTGAATTGTAGTTTTTTCTATCTCAATCTTATTAACTTCTATTTGCCCTTCGGCGTTTTCGGATTTTACTTCCTGTTCTATGGTTTTAGTTTTAGTGAAAAAATTAATACCAGATTTTATTAAGTCATAAAGTATGCTTACCATTCCATTTTCCTTATTCGATGATACCTACTACCATTAACCAAATATAAGTACCTTTTACGAATGCCTTTTCATTCGAAAGTACAACCACGTGAATAGAAGTATCACGTAATGACCATTCGATAATTTCACCTACTTCACCTAGCTGTGGACGTTCGAAAGCAATATTCATAATGCTATCTACTTTGTCATTATATGGATGTGCTTTGAGAATCTTTTTAAGTTTCTTATTACCCATCAATGCACGTGGAAACGGTAGACTATTCATAATAGGCGTAACGTTATCTACTAGAATGTATGGTGTTTGTGTGTCGTAATGTTGGCTCATTTGGTTAATTGCTGTCTGCATCTTATTTTTTCCTTATGCTATATTCTCCACGCATATTATTAATTACTTTCAATATACGGCTATCTGCTTCCTTATAGAAATCAAAAATTATTTTACGTGTCTTAGTGTCTTTGGTCGCAATTACGCGATCTTTCTTTTTGCGTGTATCTACGATACGTTTAACGCCCTTTGATTCGACTACCTTATATTTACCACTCTTAAGATTAGATTTTAGTCCCGTAATGTTACCTTGCTTTGTTAGTTTGGTCTTACTGGTAGGAATAAACTTATCTAAACTTTCTTGTTTTACTAATGATCCGTATAGGTATTGGGCTTGTATGTCTTTTACCTGAATAGTACAGGTAACGCCCGTTACACGTTTATTGAAGAAATATAACATTGCATTGCCCGTAAATGGCACTACACCACCTGCGGCGGCATTGTTGATACCCGTCTGTAGTTCCTTGCTAATGTCTCGCATCTTTACGATCATTTCATTGCGGAAATCATTATTAAAATTCTTCCCTTCTTTGTTTAAGTACTTCTGTACTGCTTGTGTGTTTTTGACACGAATTAAATTATTTTTTGCCATTAAAAACACTCCATAATACGGCGTATAACGTCCAGTTGTAATCCCTTGTCTTTACGTAGTTTGGTCTTTGCCATAATCGCTTTATTCAAGCAATCGTAACGCGTACCGTATAACGCAATCAATGCAGTCTCTACTAACGTCGCTTCGGTATTACTGGCAAAACACCATAGAATATGTTTTGTATGGTGTTCGCCATTGTCTATACGTTGTTGTACTGTCTTAGAGCTACTGGAATATGTTTTCCAATCGGACTCATTTAGTACGGTACTTCCCTTTATTTTCTTTGCATCTTTGATACGTCGAAAAATCTGTTTAAAACCGAAATAAAAACTACCATCGTCTGGGAACTGAATTACATAAACAAATGCACTATAGTTACCGTCTGTTACTTCGCTTATATCCCAATCATCCTTGAAAAACATATCCCACATATTAGCCCTTAGTTACGTAACTAATCATTTCATTCACTCTATTGGGTGTCTGTCTGTACCAGTTACTATTTTTAAATTCTGCAATGGCGTCGTTATAACGCCCATCACGTAACGCCTGTAAAGCTTTTTTAAAGCCACGCGTTTTAGTTAGTCCCACTTGAAACAACATCATGATCATAAAGTCATGCCATCGACTAACGGAAGGTAGATTAAGATTTAAAGTACGGTAATCATTTTCCGCAATTGCAATATCTTTAATTAGCAATGCTTCGGCTTCTTCGTCCGTTAGTCCATTGGGAAATGATTCACCCTTTTTAATTAGGTGTCCGTATCCAATTGTTGGATAACCCAAATGATCTTTATAAACTTGAAAGCGTCCATTTCGGTAATAACCGATATACTTTTGATACTCTTTAGTACCTTCGAATATTTTTAATTGTGTGATTAAGTCCATTAAATCTTCCTTTCTAAAACCTCTAAGATAGTTTTAATTTGTGCTAGCTCTACCTTAATATCGCTAATTTCCTTAACTACTAACTTAAGTTCTAAAATATCGTCTTCGATAGTCTCCGTCCGTTGTTCCAATAATTTTAATTTGGATTCAATCATACCGATCCTATGTTCGTAGCGTTTGACGCCCGAAAAAGTCCAATTGGTAAACTTACCAATTAGCCCAATTACGGTGGCGGCAAGTGCTCCAATTGCTAACCATTCCATTTATATTTCCTTTTTATTATTAGTTACTTTTATTTAGTAACCCGTTACACTTGCTAGGGCAATTCTGATACCATTATTCCCCATTGCTTGAGTATAGTTTTTTTGGTTTCGGTTTATATATTGCAGGGTAAAAGATTGTGCATTGTTTCGCCTAATCAATATTCCTGAATATCCCGCTACCGTTCCATCGTCCGAAATATTGCCGGGACACTGAGAAACGCAAAACCACGGATTAGGAAAGCTAGTATTTAATGTAATTGCGGTTCCTAGATCGTGTCCGGCAGGCACATTAAAGAAATCTTGTATACGGGGCATAGTACCGGCACTTGCGGCACTCCATACCAATTGACCGCTTGCATTGAATACGTCCAAATATCCCGACTGTAGCGGCGTTGTATTACTGGAAATCATAAATCTTGCTCGGTCTTGTTCGTATAATTCTGCTCCTGGAAAACAGTAAGTACCATCTACTAGAAGTTGGCACCAGCGAATACCTTCTTTAGTAGGCCATTGATTAAGACCAGTAAAACCCAATGTTTGACCGTTGCCGATACTGTTATTACCGAAAATATAATATCCAACGTCAATTAAACGCTGCATTCCTAATACCTGACTAGTAACAATAGATTTATTGGTACTATCAATTGTTAATGCACCACGTGCATTAAATGCCTGAAAGCCTGCGGCCATAATTCCCCCTTATTCGAAAGTGTATATATCAATTATTAATGTTTGTGCATAGACTCCACTGACTGGCAAATATTGCACGACAAATGAATCATTATAGGGAATACAATAAAAATCATTTGAATTATAAGTTTGTCGGACGATTGCTAACCATCCAGTGGGACGCATACCGCCCCACCCAACATTCCATGATGTAGTAGTTCCTGTACCAATTCCTAATGTAGTAGTCCCTACATAACGCATATTATAATCTGTGAGATCTGCGACCAATACACCGCTAGCATTCCAGCACTGTAAACCACTTGCCATAATTTAAACTCCTTACCATAAGCCCATTCTTACGCGTAGTGTTCCGTTCTGGTCGAATATCTGAATCAAGTTATTATTGATTGTCATACGTCCAGTACCGCCACTACCGTTAATGTACATTTCGCCGTTTTTGCCTATATACCATCCTGATTGTTGCCATACATAGTTATTACTATAAATTTCGTTCCCGATTTTCGCGTTTGTAATTTCGCCATCTATAATCTTGGCACTGTTAATACTGGCATTTGCAATCTTAGAGTTAGTAACACTTAGATCGGAAATATAAGCTGTACCTATACTACCTTGCTGGATCATTGCCGTTTTTAGATAAGTAGTACCATTGATTAATGCAAATGGTGCTTGTCCTCCTACAGTCGCGGTATCCGATCCACTGATAACAAATTTATCGGCGGCAAAATAGATTGCACTGTTATTACTTGCACCTTCGGACGCTACTAGACGAATACCCGCTACAGTACCGTTAGCCTGCACTGAAAGGCTGTATTGTGCGTCTACTGTACCTTTATCTGCCTTTGTAATTAGTTGTTGGTTTACGCTGGCTTGGTTCCCGTCTACGGTCGATTTGATTTGTGTAATTTGCTGTGCTGTGGCTTCTTCGTTCTTGACGATGGTTTGATTTAGTTCGGTGATCTTTGCCGTTACGTCATTGTCGATAGTATTTTGTAGTACCGCAATCTTTGTATTGGTATATTCATTACTTTCATTAACTGCATTCGAAAGAATATCATCTAGACGATTATTTAAATCAAGAATATCGTTAATATCGGCTGCATCTTCTTCGGTAAATTGATACTTACTATTGATACTAATTGTTTGTTCGGCAGTATATTGTATGTTATCCATGCCAAATACATCGAAAAAGCCCATCTTAACTTTATATTCACCGTCGGGAATATTTGGAATACTATCGAATTCTGGTTTATTGGAAATGTACTGAGTATTTACTAAACCACTTGTTAATTGAATAACTGCACCTGCATAGTCGCGTTCGTCCGATTGTTTCCAACTACAGAATAAGTTCCCGAATCCACCTGCAATAGTAAAGCCAGTGGCTAATTTACATTGCTTATTTTCTACGGTAATTTTAACTTCTGGTGAGTATGTACCTGTACTATATCCCTGTGCAATTACACCTAACGTTGGTTTACGAATCTTTGTTTCGTTTAGTGCAAGTGTTAGATTAAATGCATTGGTAGGTGAATAGAAAGATTTAATATATGCTTCACCGTCATATAGACGAATCTCATAGTATTTTAAGTACTCACTAAATGGACGCCCATTAATAACTAGATTGCTTTGATCGTCCCATGCGATGTTAAAATCTGGTGCATCGGTTACATAGGCCGATTCTGTACTATTCGAAAGTTTGATACCCGTTACGGCAGGTAATGCAAAATCATATTGTGGAATTAAACCATCTACCGTTACTTTACTACTTACGAATCCTAAGTTGTTATAGGCCGCTACTGCAAAGTCGTATTTCTGGTCAGACTGTAGACTATATAGAGCGTAGCTTATTTCGTACTTGGTCGTAGTTCCTGCAAACGTCCACGCATTGTTACCAGATTTGCGGTAGTAGATGTAATAGCCACGTAAATTACCATCGGGGCTAGCTGTCCACGTTAGATCTACAATGTTCCCGCTTACAACGTTCCCACGGCGAACTACTTCTAGATTGCTTGGCGGTAGTACACCAATCACGCTACTAATAGATCCGTCTGGTGTCCAAATACCGGGATCTTTGCCGTCATAAATGCCGTCATTGGTCTGGACGCATACTAGATTGATAAAACCTAATGTATCTTGTGCTGTGCTAATTTCTTTACTTACTATTCGGTACTTTCCGCTAATATCAAATTCTTTAACATTAATATCTACGCAATCCCATACCTGTAGATCCCATGCATCGGGAGTAGTAAAGGTAATGGTATTTTGTGCGTACTTCATTTTAAGTAATTCACGGTTTGCCAAAAATGCTAACTGCGATTGGTCATAGATCCATGTAAAATCTAGTGCCTGTGTAATTACTCTACCGTCGCTTCTAATTACATCGTCATTGCTAATGTCACTTGGAAAACGTACTACATCATTTCCGTAGTTATTACCTACGGCAGTATATTTTGCATCGATTGTATTGGCATAGTCCGTGTTACCACTGGTTGTTACTTTCAATGATCCCGTAATATTGGTTTCGTCGAATGTATGTACTGAAAGTGATTTACGATCCGCACCACAACAAATTTTACCTGCATTGATATAAAGCAATCCGCTAAACGTCTGTAGAATGGCTTCGATAGTTTGTTTATAGGTATCGTTATAGGACATGTTGCCATTGCTATAAAATTCCATATCCTTACAATACTGTGCCGTAGTACGGAAACTATCTAGATCAATTAATGCAGGGTCTAAGCCCATTCCCCAAAGTGTATTTGTCAATAGTTCATAGATCTGTGACGGGGGATTACTGGACGCTTTACGGGTCATATCGGTAAGGTCAGTAATCATTAGTCCTTTCATTTCAACTTTCATAATATAGTTGTCATTGACTAAAATACTGTCTTCCAATGAATCTTGGGTTTTCTTGATAACGCAACTAATACTAACTACGCCATCGCCACGAAAATTATTATTCCAGCGAGATCCGGCATATTCCATTGGTAGGGATTTACTATTACTATATGATCCCCCAAAACGTACTTCCAATTGTAAGTACTTTTGATATTTTGCAACAATAGATTCGGTTGCTACGCGTCCATCGGCTTTAATTGGATTTACTAGTACAGGTTCATCGTCAATATAAATCTGTTCGATCCATTTTTCAGTACCGCCCAATGCTACTACGTGTTCGGTGAAAAGATATTGTGATTCTGAATCCTTGACGTTGTACCACGGTACGACCGTACCGCACATAATAAAGCTACCATTGCTTACGCCGTTCTTGTGGGGCAATTCACCACCCAATAGAACGGGTAGACCTGTTACGGGACTTGTACTGCGGCTTACGCTCGTTGCTGCGTCGTCATAGCCCGTAGTACCCAATTGTGCCAATGCACTAGATGCAACAAAACTTAGTGCACCTGCGGCTGCACCCCATGCGGCAGCGGCATAGAGTGATGCACCGCCCGTATACGCTGCTGCGAATACTGCGACCGCCGTAATAATGGCTCCGAAAATTCCACCACCTTTACTACCCATAATTATTTCCTTATTCTGTAATACTTCCCGTGATCCTTCAGGGGAATTAATTTAAATTGTGTATGTTCATCATTTACGCCAATCAAGCGATTACTAAAAACCACTGCCATTAGTAAGGGGTTTTCAGTATCTAGCCAAATATCACCATCGATTGGGTGTTTTGTTTCATCGGCATATTGTTTAATAATTTCTTGTGTACTTTTAAAACCTAATTCATTTAATTGTCGTACACCGTCAATTACGGAATTGTAGTTAGCTACTTCTGCCCAATCTGTACCATGCTTTAGATCAAGTACACGTAGGCATAGAATATTGCAATCATTGCTACCGAAACGATATTCTTTATTAAGTGAGTTTTCGCATATTTCATATAGTTCATTACTGTTTTTAAAATTCATTATTTGTACTTCCATGTTTGACCACTATTAACTACGCCCAATAGGGACATAATTTGATCGCCCGGAAAATAAGATTGATAGACACTATTTGCACATAGTGTACGGGTCTGTAGGTCTAGTTGTTTATATACACTATTTAACTGTACTGTTAATTCATTCTTTTCATTCATTGGATCGGCTTCGGCTTCGATGTAATCGATAAAGCCCGAATACATTAGATCGTAGTCCAGTACATCGCCCGTAGCGGGGTTAAGAATCGCAAGATAGATATTTACTTTCGCATCTTTAAACGCCCCGCCCAATGCAAGAATACGTGTAGTATTGGAAACATTACTGATCTTGAAATTAATATTTGTATTGGTAATTTGTTTTTCTTCGGTAAATGATGGTAATGAATCGGTGATTAAGTCGGGAAAAGGTACATATAAAGTACCACCTAGCGTTACTTCCCCTAGTCCATCTGTCCAGTGAATAGAATCAATTGCCTTTGGAATAACGTCGAAACATTTAACATGTATACCCATAGAAAGTACTTCTGTTAATGTTAGTTGTTTTTTATTGCCACCTCTAAAAACATTCCAATATTCCAATAGATCGGGATTGGTAAAAACTCCTGCATTCATTAGCGTACAACCTCCGTACATTTAAAAGTAATTGCTACTAGATTCGTTACGGGCATTTGAAAATCGTTATCTACGTCTAGACGTGCTTCAATTACAAGGCCATTGTAGAAAACTGTTTCATTGGCTTGAATATTGGCCTGTAGTGCGGGAAAAATAGAAACTTCTGTACCTGTATTGGCTACGATCTGGTAAATCTTTTTATGATTACCAAATTGAATCATCGTTCCTACTTCAAGTTGTTGTGCCGATGCCGTAGTAAATTTATATACACCACGTTTTACATCATTTTTTACACTTACTGCACCTGTTTGTTTTCCTTTATAGGTCGATAGGTGTCCCAATGGAATAGTAAACAGCTTGCCCTGTGAATACTCCGCAATAAATGCAAGAACTTCCTGTCTATCGCGTTGGTTGAAATTAAGTGTGAAATTAAATGTATACCACTGTACGCCCGTACTACGTTGAATAAGTGCACCCGTCCACGATTGATTACTATATTGTGGTGATTTACTCGATAACGTAAAGTCCGATAATTTAATATTATTTGAAAATGTTAAGTTTGCCATATTTTAAACCTCATTGATTTATAGATATATTTAGGGAATAAAAAACGGGAGCAATGCCCCCGTTATTATTATGTACTTCTCTTTTGTGCGTCTCGTACTGCTTGATTTACTGATTGACTATGTTTCTTCAACATTTCATTAAATTTAGCGTCATCGTCGCCTATACTGCCTTGTACAATCAATGGTGCGTAGATCGTAGTATCGCCACCATAATTATTACTACCGGAATTGTTATCTAAAAATTCAGTTAGTTTTTTGTTGGCTTCTGGCTGTACTACGCGTTCACCTGCTTTTAGTACAAATGATTTATTATCCATCGACGGATCTAGACTATCTACCCCGCCGTGGAATTGTCCACTGATGTTAGTACCACGTGCTGTACTAATTAGCTGTGCACCCATACCCAATATTTGACCGTATGCGGCAATATTTGCGGGGAATGGCGTAGCAAGTGCTTCGGATAGTGCTACCTGCATATTCATCATAATTTGTGCCATATTGATCCCTTTCTGGATCGCAAAGGCTGCGGCAGCGGCTTTATTACCTTCACCAAATACACCTGCAAGTACATTACCCATATCACCAGCGGCAGTAGCTAATATATTCATCTGTGCGTTGGTGTTTTGCTGTGCAATCTGCATTGCCTGTGCTGCATAACGTGCCTGTATATCGGCCTTACGTTTTTCAAAGTCTTCTGTACTTTGTAATAGATTGGCATTTAACTGTAGTTCTAATTCTTCACGTTTTTTATTTTCTTCCAATAGCTTTTGTGTATTGTCATAGGCAAAAGGATTATCACCATTTAAACGCTGTGCTTGTTGGTCAGATAAAAAATTAGATTGGGTTTTATTAATACCCATACCAGATATATTAACTTGGTCTTTTAAATCTTGATTGGGGTCAGTATATCCAATCATGCTATCGATTAATTCAGTACGTGCACGTGCACCGGACTTTCTAGCACGATCTAGTAATGCTTCAATTTCGGATGCAGTTTTACCTACAGTCTTTGCAGTAGTTTCGATTGTCTTCAATAGTTCGTTTTGTTGGCGGTCGAATACCTGTAGGCGTTGTTCTCCGGCGTTCTCTGCTACTTGCGACAATGCCACTTCTAACGCTCTCTCGGCCTGTATACGCTTCGCTGCTGCTTGTTTGGCTGCGGCCTCGGCTTTACGTGCTGCGGCTTCCTGTGCTTTCTTAGCGGCTGCTGCGGCCTTCTCTGCTTCCTGTTTAGCACCCCATCCACTTTTTGGATCTGCTGTACCAGTATTACGGGGGTTAGTTTTCCATTTACCCTTATTGGCTTCATATCCTGCACGTGAAGCATTTACGAAATCATATTCATTTGATCCGGCAATAAATGCAGAATCTAATGAATCTTTACCTAACAATTTCTTTAGAAAGTCTGGAATAGCACCTTTACCACCCAATACGAAATTATCTGCACCACGGTATAGCATTTGCATAAAATCGCTTCCCGTCCAATCCTTATTAACCAATTCATAAAGATCATTAAATTCCTTTATAACTGGTGTCATGAAGTCATAGAGATACGATTGCCCCGTTCTGGTTGCACTCTGCAAATTATCGTCAAATTTCTGGAATGCTGCGGCGGTATCTTCACTGATAATTACAGATTCATTATTAATCTTATTCCATGCTTCTTGACTATTGGCACTTTCATTAAGTACTGATACTAGGCGGCTAGCATCACTACCCATACTTTCTAATAAGAATGTAATTTCGCCCGTAGTCCTTCCTGCATCTTTCAATTTATAGAAAGTATCGATTACGGCTTTAATACCACCATCGGCTTGATTTAGGTATTTGGTAAAATCATTAATATCCAATCCTACGGATTTAATATCATCGGAAATAGCACCACCATTTGCAAATGCATCGCCCAATTTATCTAAGGTATCTTGGTTTATATCTGCTAGTTTCTCGGCATTAACACCAGTACGATAGAATGCCTTATCAAGTTTCTGTAACTCGGTAACGGTCAATCCGCTTTGCATACTTAATTGATTAAGTTGTCTTACGTTGTCATTTAGTTTTATTGCCAATCCAGCTAATGCAGTACCAGCTACACCCACTGCACCTACAATACCAACGAAACCACCACTAATACGGCCTAAACCACTTGCAATAGAATCGGCAGCACCACCAATTGATCCACCCGCTTTTTTACCAAATTTACCTATAGAATCTTCGGCTTGATTTAGTTTCTTTTGCAAGCCAGTAGTATCACCGTCAACCTCTACTATAATTCTTTCATTTTTTCTTGCCATTTTTGCCCTCATTGCTTATTTGACGTTTGATCATATCGCCAATAGATTTAATATTATTGCGACTGTTTTCTATTTCTTGTTCTTCCCTTTTTAATGCTTTTTCTCGCATTGTTAACGAAACATCACTTAGAAGATCTGCGAAATCCCAATCACTAACCTTTGCTTTTTTACGTGCTTCGGGGGTTATTGATTGGGAAGTCATTAAGAGTAAGTTACAAAGATTTGCGTACTTGATCATTTCCATTCTTGCCCCGTTTGGCTCTATTAAGGTGTCGTATATATAAAGGGCATTAAAAATATCAGGGTCAATGGTGTCTATTTCTTCTAGGGATAGTCCACGCTTATGTAGCATCTTTAATGTAAAGCGTAGCTGTGAGTCCGTTCTTATTTTTTTTCGGTAGAATCTACTTCGTCTTCGGTAGAAATTAGGGCAAGTACCTTAATGTAAATTTCATTGGCGAGCACTTGATCAATCTCCGAAACATTAATTAGATCGTTATCATCTTCTAGTGCAAAAATAGGTTTACCGTTTTCATCCTTAACACAATAAACTAGAACGGCTTCTAGGGTAGTACAATTACTTGCATCTTTAATTGATGGACGATGAATATATACCGTGAATCCGTCAATTTTAGTTTCATGTAGTTTTGGTTTTAATGCTTGTTTTAGTGCCTGTAGATTCATATCTTTCTCCATTTAAAAAAATTGGGGGAGTACTTATACTTCCCCCATCGCTTTTATTTATGGTGTTGGTACTACTGTTACTTTAGATTCAATCGGGCCACCATCGACGGCTAGAACGAAATCACGTGTTACTACTTGGTCTTTATCACCACTAGTTACGGAAGAAGAAACGAAAGCTACGTAGGTAATACTATATGATTGGGTATGCGTTGCATCTTCATAATAAGTAATACGGAATTGTGCACGTTGTTGGTTTTCTTCTAGTTCCAATAGTTTTTGGTGAATCTTATTATCGGGTAGGTAGTTAACGGTTAGCGTAATATCTGGTACGGATTTAGTACCCAATAGTTTACGGTTATATGCGTTATTATAAGTAACTACATCGATTACTACGTTTTCCGCACCAACGGTAGGGAATGCACCAATTTCTGGAATTTCTTCGAAATCAGTAGCGGGGGTTTTAGATCCTGGGGTATGTGTGCCTACTTCTACAGTAAGGTTAGCACCTGCAAAAATATCCATAGTTGCCATTTTATATATTTCCTTATATAAGTTAATTTAAGTACGGAAAGCATATCCGTACTTTATATTTATTTATTGTCCAAAAGTTTCTGTACTAATTCTTTTAGTTCATCGATTTGTTTTTGTTGTTCCTCAAGTTTGGTTATCTTTTCGTCCATTTCCTTGAAGGCTTGAACAAGAAGTGCCGTTATTCCGGCATAGTCAACTGAATAGAATCTTTCCTCTTCACGAAGTGGAGTACCATCTTGTGTTGGCCCCGGTAAATCAACATATTTAGTAAAAGAACCACTTGCTTCTGGTAATACATCTCTTACTTCTTGAGCTATAACACCAGCATGTGGCATACCATTTTCCTTCAATGTATAAGTATATCCACCAATAGCTCTCACTCTATCTATAGCATTACTAATAACCTCGATATTTTCTTTTAGATCTCTATCGGATGCCTGATTAAATGCCGATGCATTTACAACACCATTTACATCGAGCTGTTTAGATAGATCTCTGTTTACTTGTCCGTAAAATATCCATCCATCTTCTACAGTTCCGAACTCAGTTACACTACGTCTACCATCAGGATTGCCAAATGTGTAATAATATGGAGTTGCCGTACCATCAACAAGCATAGTTCCGTGTCGAGTGTGAAGCTTTCTAACGCTATGCGGGCCGAAATACAAATCATTGGAAAGGATGTTAACAACACCCCAAAGAGATCCGTTTTCATCCCACTGCAAATACGAGTTCCTGTTATTTTCTAGGTTTCCAGTGCGAAGGGTAGTCTTTAGCACACCGTCTTGAAATTCATTATAAAGTTGCGTAAGACCTTTTGGATTATTGTTTTGTATGTTATAAAGTTCAAGATGACCGCTAAACCCAGTATCATATTGTGTTAATTTCAAGTCTCGCAATTGAACATTATCATTCTCACGAACAATTTTAAACCATCCATGCGGCCATTGACCATTTGTAAGCACAATGATGTACATGATATTTGCTGCCGACGTTGCTTCTACAACTCCGAATTCTGGTTTTCCTTCTTGATTCCTTAGATGTATCTTAAAATTATAAGTCCACCAACCATGACCGTCGGCGGGCTTATTAATTACATTTTCTCCAGATGAGAAAAATCCTGATTCATTGTTTTCTATAAACCAACCAAGAATATTAGTTCCATCAGGAATTATTTTATAAGCTGCTGGGATATTAAGATTTAATCTGGCGTCTTTTTTATTTGTTGCACCAGTACCACCGGCAACAATCTTTAATGGTTCCCATGTTCCAGTATCATCACGCCAAGTTCCCCAATCACCGTTAGGTCTGATAGTGATACGATAAGGATTTTGCCCACTAGATGGATATATCATAGTTTCGGATGGCGACTGTTTAAATCTGTCTAAACCAATGTTTTGTTTTACAGTATCAACGTCCGCTACATCACTTAGGTTATTTGATACCTGCAAGTACTTTGCATCGTTCTCGATTGTACTGTTAATACCTAAATTAGTACGTGCCGTTGCAACGTCCTTAACATCGGATAGATTATTTTCTACTTGTAAGTACTTTGCATCATTTTCAAGAGTACTATTAATTCCTAAATTGGTACGGGCAATTGCAGTATCGACAATATCACTTAGATTATTTGCAGCCTGTAGAAATTTAGCATCCGTTTCCGATTGGCTATATACTTCCAATTTCTGGCGAGCTACTACAACGTTAGTTAATTCACTTAAGTTATTCGGGCCGATCATGAATTTATTATCAGTTTCGGATTTACTGTATACGCTTAAATTACTACGTGCTGATTCAAAGTTAGTTAAATCGCTTAGGTTATTGGACTTAATTAGATAACGTGTATCGGCTTCACCACTGGTATATAGACGTGTCCACGGCGTAGTAGCATTACGTGCATATAAACGTAGGTCGCCCGTTGTTGTCATCATGATATTGGTGTTTTCTGCTTGTTGATCTACTAGTTCAATACCCATTAGATCTACACCACTTGGGTTATCAATATCGGATGCAGAAATTTTTACAAAGGCGTTGCCCGTTGCTTGATCTGGTTGATATTGCGGATAGTCTATACTACCGTCCGATCCTACGCCGAAATCACCACGGCGTAATACTGGGGGAATATCACGGGGTGCATAGCTAATTACTTCGGTAGGTACAAAATCGTAGGTCATAGTAACTACAGAATCTTTATCACCATTTAGCATACGACTACCTAGTACACCATTTAGCATTACACTTTCTAAACGTCCGGCTTCGTTATTTTCATTGACAAAAATAGTAATTTGGAATTCTTCTTGGTTATCGTATTTTTTATCTAAGTACTCATGCGTTGGATCGGTAGGAATATAATTAACTACTAGCGTCACATTATCTACGGTTTTCTGTCCTTCGATGGCATTGCTATATTCATCATTATATGTTTCGATCTTCTGTACTTCGGTTCCCATACTAAAAGATGGGTATGCGGCTAACTCGTTAATCTGAATATTACCACCAGTAATTACGGCTCTATTTCCCGTATCATCGTTGTAATATACCTTAACGTCTTTACCGTTAAAAATGTCTGCCATAAATTTATTTCCTTATCTGGTTTTCTCTATTGCTTCAATATTTATTGTGAAAACAATAGAACTACTTCCTGTAGTTTTATCCGTTACCAATGTACTGTTACCGAAATTAACCCATAGAACGGTTATACCAGCGGCTTTAAAAACTGGTGCATAGTTACTATTAAAGTACGTTACAATCTCGTCGTAGCTTGATAGCGGCTGTTTCTGACCTGTATATGGGCTAACTAGGAATTGCATATCGAATTGCCCCTTTAGGCGGCTATTCCCTGCATAGTTTGCGGATTCTAATTGATAGTCATATGTGACAAGGGAAAATACATCACGTTGACGGCCTGTAGTTAGGCTTGGTGTGACGGGCTGGATATTTTCAAGTACTTCTATCGTTTTTGCCTTGATCTTTTCGGTAAGATTCATTTTTATTACTCCATGCGGAAATAATAATTAATCATCCCGCTTAAATCGTTTTCAATGTTATAAATGGTATAGGTATTTAGTGGGCTTGGTATTACTTCGGCCTGTGCATCGTCAATTACTAATGAAACTTGACTACCTAAAACAATATCTTCTTGTTTCTTTGCAGTGAAATATAATTCTGTACTTTCTATTAGTCCGTCCGATCCATCAATGACAATGGGGCGAGATTCCACGATCCCGCGAAAGCCCGCCCCATTAGAGATTAGAATTATATTTTGACTGAAAGCATTTAAGAAAATATCCTGCTGGATACTATTAAATGCTCTCATAATATTACGCTTTAACTTTTAGTTGAATTACAGATTCTGGATGTTTCTGTACAATATCAAGATAATGATAGTTACGGAATACTGTAGTTAGTGAACTACGGTAAGTAGTGGTATCCACATCTAGAGTACTTCCAATCCAGTTAGCAATAGTAACGAATGAGAAATTACCCATTAGAATAGTATCATCTGCTACGAAAGTGCTAACGATTAGCGGCATTTCTTCACACAACCATTGGCTATCTGAAAAACGCATCCCTTGAGCAAGTGCAACACCAGCTACGTTAGATAGGAATGCAGTTTGACGTAGACGTGCATACATTTGTGGGGAAACAATTGCAACACATTCACGGCTGCGGATATTTGCTTCTAGAAGTTTTTGTAGTGCTGCTTCAATATCTGCATCGGATAGAGTGCCGGAAGCGGCAGTTTCCATTTTAGTAGCAGTTGCTTCTACTTCTGCAATTACTTCTTTTTCTAGGGAGTTAGCAACGTTTTCAAGTAGTGCACGTTGTACCCATGTACCAATATCTGGGCTAGATAGCATTAGAGATTTAGTTACGGGAATTGCACCAGCAAATAGACGTGGCTTTAGAACTACGTTATCAAAATTAGCTACGGTTTCTGCAATTGCTTCACCTTCGTTATAGAATTTAAAGCTAGCTTTATCATCTAGGGAAGTTAGGCGAGGAATGGTAAATTCACGGTTATTCATGCCAGTTAGCACTTCTAGACCTAGACGGCCTAAAATAGATTCTGCTAGTAGTGGGCGAATAAAATCATCTGAATATTCAGTTTGAATTGCACCTGCTGCTGTGACGGTAGTAGTGTTTGCACGTGCTAGTGCGAATTCACCTTCTGCGATTGCATAACCACGTGATCCCATTTCTAGATCATTTAGTGCATTGTGATCGCCTTTTGCAAATTCTACTAGTGCGTCGATAGTACGTTTTTGTTTCATCTTATTATCATCCTTAACGTTAAGATTTTTATTTGATTTTTCTTTTTGTGTTTCAATTCCACGTTTGAAATCTTCTACACTCACATTTGTATTTATTGCTTCGCTCGGATCTACTTCAAATACTTTTGCAATAGATTCAATTTCGCGAATTCTTTCTTTATTTAGTTGTTCGGCTTTTGCGTCTTCAATTGCCTGTAGTTGTTTGCGTACTTCTTCTAGCTCGCTTTCAACTTCAATAGTACGTTGAGCTACTTTTAAAGCGTCCTTTGCTTCCTGTAGCTGGCGTTCTACTTCTAGTTCTACTTCTACTTCTGGTACTACAATTTCTTCTACAGATTCTTCGGCTTTAGTTTCTGTTTCTGCTTCTACGGTTTCTTCTACTGGTTCTAGTACGGCTTCTTGCTCTACTGGTTCCTGTACTTCTTGAATATCCTTTTCATCCATTTTTAAATAATCCTTATAGGCGTTGTTTTCTTCTGTATTTAGTGATCGACCTACGCCTACAGAATCGTCGGCAGGTACAGACACGAAACTAATTTCATATGGCTGTACTCGCGTAACGATTAAGTTATTACCTTCGAAATAGTAATCTAGGATGTTATATCCAAATGAAATCTTAGTTAGTACGGCTTCCTGTACTTGTTTATATTTCTGGTCGGCAAATGTTCCGGTACTGAATCGTACTAATGCACGTCCTACGCGGTCTTCGTCGATACGGGCGTTTTCTACTACACCGATTAACCAATCCATATTATGGTTATATAGAAGTGCACCGCCGTTATTTAGTCGCGATAGATCTACATTGTCGGGAGTAGTTAGAATAATTTCGTTATATAGAGTACCGTCAATATCGCGTACTACTGGTTCTTCACTCATGAATGCAATTTCAACGGTACGTGTACTATCATCAATTGCATTACTGATTTGTGTTACATTAATTTCCCTCGTCTGGGGTTTGATTAGTTTCGGTTTCGCTTCCTTGCTCATCCTGTTTTACTTCCTGTAATTGTGCGTCCTCTTTTTCTTTTGCAATTTGGGCTAATACTACGGCGGGATCTCTACCAGACTCTGCAATAATTTCGGCTTTACTTGCTAATCCTGCATCTAGCATCATTACGGCATACTGTGCATCTTTTAGCGGATCTAAACTAACGGGACGTTGTGTATGATATTGTGCTTCTAGAAGTGCATTAAAATCACTAAACTTTAATCCCATCTCATTACTATTATTTAGTAATTCTTGACGCAACCATAAACGATATAACGGTTTAAGTACTTTTACTTTTAATAGATTTGTACGGGATGCATATGTATTTTGTTGAATCTTGTCACTTAGACGGCTTGCCGAATAACTAGCCGATGAAGTATCGCCCGTTAATGTTTGGCGGGTAATTCCTAGTCCCATAGAAATTAGTGTCATTTGTTGATCTACATACTCACTAATACCGTCAGTAGCGGCCTTTGGGCTGAAATCTTTTAGGCGTTGTCCTGGCTGTAGTTCTACAAGTGCCCCCGGTTCTAAGGCTTCGTTATCGAAATAGTTTGGTGTTCCATCGTCTAGGGAAATATCATCACTTTCGGATGCATCATTTTCGATAAAGCCCATTACCGCCGATCCTACTTTCTTAGTAACTAGACTTGCTTCTAGGAAACTATCTAATTCACTTAGTAATGGTTCGGCACATACTAGATCGGGTATTCCGCGTTCTTGGTTACATTGAAATTCTTGTTGAAAATAATGAAGTATTTCGCTTGCGTCTACGCGTTCGGGGTTTGCATAATCATAGCTATAGGTAATTGGATTATAACGCATGAAATAGTACGCAATAGGTTTACCATCTTTATATTCAATGCCGTTTGAAATATAGTGACCGTCGGCAAATAACATATTGTTATTGGTCGGGCAACGGATACCATTGATTAATTCAATTTTAATATTGCCATTGATATTATGAATACGAATGAAAATTTCACCGCCGATAGCTCGTTCTTTTTCTACAAGGTTTTGGAATGTACTAAAATCTAGTACACCATTAATATCAAAACGGTCGGGATTGTCGCACCAGTCATAGAAACGTGATTCTAGTTCCTGACTGATTCGGATGTTTTCTTGTTCGTCTTCGTATAGATGTACATCGGGACGAACATAGATACCCTGACTACCTACTACGCCGCTAGCGGTTTCGGTAAAGTACTTTTTAGCAATTGGGTTATTAATGCTTAAGTCACGGCTAGCTATTACCATTGACGCTAGACTACGGTTAATTAGTCCGTTTACATCGGCAGTTACGAAACTTGCCCCTAGTCCTAGTGCCGTGTCGATTGCCTGTTTTGTTGTCATTGCCGATCCCAATGATCGTTTGAAAGTAGGATTTTTGATTAGACGTTCTTTTGTACGAATATCACCTTTAATTGTCGGTACTTCCTTTTTGGTTTTTGGTTCGGCTTTTTTATTCTTAAACCACATTAAAATTTATATCCTCTATTGAAACGACTAATAGACTTAATCGGATTATTGGGATTGGTCTTATTAATCTTGGCTAATTCTGCATTGATTCTTTTTACGTATGCCGCACGAATGGCATAGAGTGAGCTTAGAGATTCACTAATCAATGTTTTGTTATTTATAGTAGTTTGTAGAATGCCACCACCAGTTAGACGTGATTCTATTACGGCGTCAATGTCTTTGAGAATTCCCATTAACTGGTTATAGTTATTTGCAATGTTCGTAGGGTCAACGATCTGGAAATGTTCTACCGATTGATTACCGTCTTTGATAATTACGGTTGCCATACCTTCTACCCATGTAGCGGTACTAACTGGATCATATGGATATGCATATGATTCTTTATTTCCATTGGGTAGAATAATTTCAATACTAGATCCTTCGGGGAATGCTGGCATTACGTCCTCACCGATATAAATTGCAGATTTAAAATCTACTGGTCTGGCGTTCTGTGCTTTCGTACTTCTGCTTCTTGCCATTTGTATTTTTCCTTATTTAAATTTATAACTACGTCCACCAGCAATAAAACTAGTACGCCTTCTTTTATTTATTGGTTGTGTAGTTGCTTTAGTATTTATTGGTTGTGGTTGTGTATCTTCGGTATCGATGTTACTAAAATCTATATCGTTGTCGAATTCAGATTGTACTTTACGTAATTGATTGGCGTTATATATTCGTAGTTCCTTAAATGGATGTGCACCCAATCGACTTAGTACCCACTTGACGCTAATTAATGCGTAGTTCAATGTATCTAACATTTCGTTACGGTCATTATTTGATTTGGTTCTTTTTTCCCATACGTAATTACCGCCCCTGAATACTCTACGTTCACTAGTTAACTGAATAAAATAATCGTCCGGTAGATCGCCACTGAAATAAATGTTATTGGCAAAGTTTTCATGCTCGGCACTAACAGATTGTGAAATCAATTTGGCTATATAGTTTTTACCTTCATTGACGTTTAGTAGAATAAATTCTTTACCTGCTGTTTTAGATTTGCGGAATAGTTCGGTGTGTGGTTGTCCACTACCTTTAACTGCCGTTAATATCTTCTCGCCATTCTGTCGATATTGACCGCATACGCGATATACCGTAGAAGTTGCGTTACCGTTACCACTATCGATAAATGCAGCAAAGCGGCGTAGGGGTTTGCCGTTCATTGTCTTGAATGGGTACTTAAGGAATTGTACTAACTCTTTATATGCAGGTGATTCTACTTTCGTCGTATCGATTGCCGAAAAGGTTCTATGATCTAGTACATATATCTTTTTCTCATTGTCCGTAATACCGATTGTAGTACATTCCAATCTATCTAATTGTTGGTCAATTCCCACAAATAACCCTAAACAATCGTCCGGTATTTTTTTAATATTGATTGAATAGTCGCGTTGGTTTTCTAATAGTGTTAGATCAATTTGTTTATTGTGTTCATCTTCATATGGTAGTCCTAGACTAAGGTTATAGAATGATCGTAGGTCAAAGTTATAATGTGCGTCGGCAAAGTCTTGTACTATTTTCTTAATCGTAGTTAGTGGTGAATAAAGGCGGCTAATCTGAAATCCTACCACGTCCGTAATTTCTGGTCGGTCTGCTTTCCAATATCCCTTTGTTACGGCTCGGTTTCGTTCTACGTCTGTTATTGCGTGGTTGCAGTGTGGACAATGTAACTTTGCCGTTTCGGGGTCGGCTCGCTTGCGTCGTCCGTTATCGACAATTACCCAATCGAATTTTACATTCTTCCATTCTAGGGTGTGGTACTCGCCACAATGGGGACACGGTACATAGAAATGACGTTGATCACTTTTATTAAATTCAACCATTACGGGATCGTCGGGCGTGACGGGCGTACTACTCATCATTATTAGACTGTCGGCAAATGTAGTTGCACGTTGTTCTACCAATGCAATCGGGTCGCCCTCGTCGGTTTCTGTGGCTCCTGATATTTCATCTAAGAATAAGTACTTTGCCGTTACACTACGTAGCTGTGAAGGTGCACCCAATGACGCATAGTAGATCATCGTCCCGTCGCGGCATTCTGTTTGATACTGGTCGTTTGTACTAGTCTTATCGGTTTTCTTTGTTACTAGTTCCTGTAGTGTAGGACTTGCTTTAATTCCTTGTTCGAAATTACCTGTTTTAAATTTCTTTAGCATTTGTCCCGTAATTGATGCATGTAGCATATTGGCGGGATTATTTGCCATTAGATAATAGCTGGCGTTTACTAATGTAGAAGTCTTAAGTAATTGTGCACTTGATACTAAAACAACTTTTCGTACTTTTGGATTTATAATAGTGTCTAGTGGTTCTTTCTGAAATTCAAATAAGGTAGTACGATTACCACGTAAGGGGCCGGAAATAAAGTAGGTGTTTTCTTCTACCCATTTACTCGGCTTTATTTTTCTTGGTGGCTTTAGTGCTTCGTTTCCTGCTCGTAGTATCTTCTGTAGTTTGTTCTGTAGGTGTAGGTGTAAATCCTTCTTCATATTTCATCGTTCCTAATTCTAATAGTACCTCATCGATTTTTGTACTTAATAAGTTTTTCATTGCTAACGGATCATCGGCAATTTCGGCAAGTTGCAAATATACATTCAGGGGAATATTTCTAATTGCTGTTTTAAGCTGTAAGCAATATTTTGCTAGTTCGCCGGCAACGTCATTTACTAGTACCATTTCGCCACTAGCTTTCATTGTGTCTATTTCTTGTTGGTCGGCTCTTGCACGTGTTAGGCGTATTTCTTCCTGCATCTTTTCGGCCTTTAATGCGGGGTCGCCTTTTCTCATGGGATTAATTTTATTTGTTACAATCCAGTTATTGATCTGATTCTCAGGCCATGTAAGATCTAATCCCTCGTCTTGCCAGCGGCTAATCTGCGATAGTTCATAGCCGTAGCGGTCTTGGATTGTTTTAAGACTTAATGTATTCATTTTTTATTCACTCTTTATTCATTTCGCGTTGATTGATAAAAACTATCGCGATGTTCGTTTGTGAGCGTTTATGCTCGAATTTGATTATTTAACTTTCAAAAACTTTCGTATTAAAGTTACAACGGGCGGCGGAAACTCTCGATTTTCCTAAATCACGAGGGAGAACCTATATATTTTGATTTGTCAATATCTATTTTGAACATTTCGTGCCATATGTGATAGTTTTTACCTATTAGTACAGAATTGTGCATTCATGATTAAAATGAATTGTTATGCATATGTCATAGGGTAAACGTTGCCCGTATATCGTCCCGTTGTCGGTCATTTCAATGGCGAGTGATTGCAATTGCTGGATGTGTGTTTGTTCCGTTCCTCGGTATCGTTCCATTGCGTAGGTTTTATTACCGATCTGTACTGAATTATTGTGATAGTTAAATGTAATGTATTTATGTCGTAGTATTAGATAGTCATTACCTATGTGTACGTGTACGTAATAGGGACTACCCAATACTAGATGAATATCTAATATGTTATTTAGATCGTGGCGGGTATATTCATATCCTGATTTGTTGCCGTCCGTGTCAATTGTAGTAGTTCCATTGCTGAAATGAATATATGTTTGCATGATGTTATTTCCCTATAAATTAGTACCGTCATAATCCACTATCACGGATTCACATATAACGGTCGTACCGTTCCATTGATCCTTGTATATGCTCGTGTCTATTCCTACACCTCCGTGTAGTACAAGCCCCGTTTCCCTTTCAAATCGTCCGTACTTAGTAGACTGTATCGAACGGTCATAGAAGGTATGACCTGAATACTTAAAGCCTGCACTTGACTGTGGGACTATCCACGCCCCGTATGATGCATAGTCTTTTGCCCTGTCGATGATCTTGTATTCGAATTCAGATCCTCTATAACGGCCTGTAACGCTCTGTGACGTCTTTATATTACCAAATGGTGGGTTTCCATAGGCTACATCATAAAAACGCGTAGGAGTGTATTCTAGGGCGTCTCCTGTGATCCATTCGGCTTGTGGTAGGATACGTTTACCGATTTGAACGTATTCGGGATTTATTTCTATGCAAGTAATATGTTTGGGTTTATTTCGGCGGTACTGATAGTAGCTTAGAATACCGATACCTGCACATAGTTCTATGCATTGTCCAGTACAGCCAGCATCTAATACAAAATCACACGCTAACCCATCGGGCGTAAAAAATGCACCAGTTGCACCAATGCCATCGCCTCTATAATTTTTGAATATGAATTCTTTATCATCGAATGTTAGTTCACGGTCGGAATGAATTAGATCCATTACCTTATTATGATTTGCCGATTCTTTTTTAGTTACTCTTGCCATAAATTACCCTCAGTTATGAAAGTATTTAGGCATAAAAAAAGCCAGCGGTTAGGCTGGCTTTATGTTAGCGGTATTTGTTCAACTCATTATCTAAGTCTATAAATTCCTGTGGTAGTGGTGCATCTACCGGAAGTCGGTCTAGTTCCAATTCCTTACAGGTTACGATTACTATTAGGTCTTTGTCCTGATAGACTAAGCAATCATTTTCTTTATGGTATTTAAATTCCTTTCCTTTGTAGATGAAAGTGAATCCTTGTTCATGTGATTGTACTTGGCCTATTTCTTTGAATATATTTTTAATGTATATTTCCTTATTTGCAGGTTACTTTTAATGTTGATTTAGTGGCGTAGTATTCGATGGAATAGGTTTTAGTACCGTTATCATCTATACGCCATTCGGCCTCATTGGTGATGCGTTTCATATTGCCGTTATATCTATTGGTAGATTCAAGTACTGGCGATGCACCGATAAAAGTACTTCCCTGTCTTAATTCAAAACGGTTTTTATAGTCCAGTACATCTACCTGAAATTCTTTATCTACGGGTTTACCGTCTCTATACACCTGTGCATTGCAGTTATCATAGCGATCGGCATAGCTATAGGACGATATTAATAATAGTGCGAGTAATATTTTTTTCATTATTACGCTGTCCTCGTATTAGATGTTATCGGGAATTGAAATAGTAGACGCTGGCACATCTAACCCAATCATATTGGGGCGTTGTGGTGCTGTGGTGGCGTTCGTGTGGCTACCGTGGGCTTTGTGTTCATTGAATGAGTGAACATTAGCTAGGCGGTATCCGTCGATGATACAGCCACCAGTGCTAGGACGATCTTCACCCAATAGTACGGGTGGACAATCACTAGCGAACTGTGGACGGTACTGATCATTACCAATCGGGAACATAACTAGGGTACGCCCGTTTATATCTCCTACTACTGCATCGTCCATGAATGCGTAATGATTATTGCTACAGCCAGTAATTAGTACAGCAATACCCATTGCAATGATCTTTTTCATTTTACACCTTCTTATAGTTATCCATTACTACGGTTTTAAATTCGCTCGTAGTTGCGTTTGGGTTTTTCTTTTTATATTGTTCGTAAAATTTCATTGCCTTTGCATTCAGGCGACCGCGTTCATTGATATGAAATTCTACCTTTTCATATTTAGCATTGATCGGATGTGTATCACGATATTCGGTACTGTATGCCATAAGTAATTCTGTCGGGTCGGCAAGTTCTGGATTCTTTGCGACCAATGCCATGTATGCCGGATCTTTCTGTAGTGTCGGCGGTAGTACATTATTCACGATGGTATATGTACGGCGTTCGTCTGCTGCATTGTCGTAGATCTCCACCCTGTAGACTCGGTTGTTATTGGTCGTAGTCTTTTGTTTGGTCTTTGCCTTTGTCCGTGGTTCTTCGGTAGCACTAGTAGTACCGCCTGTAACGGCCTGTAGTAGCTCCTGTACGCTTGCAAAAGATCCCGTCCCTACCACACCTTCTAAGAGTTTCATTGCTTCTTGTCGCTTCTGGCCGCGTATCTCGTTGACCATTGGAATGACGTCTGCAAGGCGATCTATCAGCGTCTGTAGTTCGTTCGTGTCCATGTTCGCCAGCTCATTACGGCGGTCGCCGTCCGCCTGTAACATTGCGGGGGTATAGTCATCATTCAGTACAGTAGCGATAAACTTAGTAGTAATGGTTTTCATTCTTTAGTCTCCATGTGATTTAAGAATGCAATGTATCAATGTATTGGGGTATTAGCTACCCCGTAACATGTTTTTCAGTACCTCATAATTTAATGAAAGTAGTGTTTGATTAGTTTCTATTAGTTTATATAGATTTTCCTCTTTAATGGATTTGACTAGATTAATAGTATCTCCAATAATACTATCACCAAATAGTATTAGTACATCTTCGGTAGAAAGGGAACGTATAACAGTAATTACTATTTCGTTTAGTTCCCTTACTTCTTGCCGTACTTTTTCCATAGCTGGATCAGAAAACATTATGGATGTTAACCTTCTTACGTGTTAGTAGTGCAAGTAATGCCTCGTTAAATGATGCGTAGAATTGCTTACCATCGGTATATGGTTTATTGCGGTGGCGTTCCTGTTTACTCATTGAAACGCTACCTACCTTTTTATCGTGATCGTCGTACACTTCGGTAATTAGACCACCAGCAATTATATTGAGTCTCATTTTTTAGCATTAATTTCGTAGCTATGTTCTTTGGCTACGTACTCAATCATTACCCTAAGCATTTTGCAGTTTTGATAATATGCGGGTAATTCTTCCTTAACACTCGGTGCAAGGCTGATATTTTGTTTCCAACTAAATGATCCGTCCTGACATGCATAGAGTACAAATAAAGGCTGAATATAACCTTTCATGCCAAATACAACTACGTGCATTCCATCTACCATCGATTCTTCGATAGTAATGTTACGGCGTTCGGCATAACCATAGGTCGCGGCATCTACGGCATTTTGCAGGGGGATATATTCTTGTAAAGTCATTTTATATTGTTCCTCTAATGTACGTGCATAGCTTTTGAAAACATCTAACAATGTACCTTTACCACCCAATACGCGGGGCAAGTCTTGTACTTGATAGCCATCGTCTAACGCCCCCTCGCATGTACTGATACATTGTTCAATATTCTGTACCAGTGCGTGGCGTTGGTAGGCGGGAAGCGGTGACGCGATCACTTCCCTAACGATGGTAGAAATATTCGATTGTGCTAAAACAGAATAAACTACATCGATTGCTTTCATTAATATTGTCCAGTTAGTACGAAAATAATCATTAATAGTACGAATAAAACACGCTCGGCAGTGATTTTAAATGTAATGATCATGATCACCTGCCAATTCATTAATTACGAAATCGGATAATGCTTCTTGTTCGGCGTGGCTGGCGATGCGTCCCAATATGAAACGAATGTATACGCGAATAAGTGCATTACGTTGTTTACCTGCATAGCAAGGGTGAGTACGTAAATCACGTTCTACATGATTATCGGTAGTACCGATTTTCATGATCCCGTTGTTATAGTCTACGGATACCTGTAAACCCGATTCAAATGCAAAGAATGCGTAGTTTGGATTATCCATTGCATAGGTACTAATTTGTGCCGTAGTACCGTTGTCGTGGGTCTGTACTTCTACGTTGGCATAAAAACCCATTGAGGATTCATTTAAATCCTTTACGTAGTTAGCAGTGAAGCTTTTGTACTTCTTCATGTTTGTCACTCCGTGTTGTTGCTGGAGTTTCAATAGTAGTAGCTACTATATTGGCTTGCAACTACTATTTTCTATAAAAATCATTTCTTGTTGAATAGTAATGATTTTTTCTACGTCATATAGTACCGATTGTTGGAACAATTCGGCCTCACTCATACCTACGAATGTAGGTAAATGGCGGCTTCGGCCTTCTTCTATGTACTCCTGGCTAAACACTTTGCTGTACATATGGTAGACGATCCTTAGATCGTCCTGTCCGTAGTATATTAGTACCTGTGGGTATACGGTGATGGTTTCGCCGCTTTCGTACTTGCGTATCTTGTGCGTGATCCTGTCGTCTTCTTCTTTAAGTTTCATTGTCTAGTCCTCTGTAGTATGCCTTTGTTGCTCTAAGCCCATAGCGGCGGTTTAGATGCGTATAGGCGGGTGTCTGGGCGTGTTCTTTGCGGTAGGTGCTTATGTACTGGCATATGCATTCCTGTAGTTCCTCACCTACGGGGGGTGTATCGGTCAATGGGGTTTGTACTGGCTTTGAGTACATCCCATTCTTATCTGCACCAAATTTACGGTAGTTATTGGTTATGTTTCCTTTGTGCCAATTCTTTTTCATTTGTATTACTCCTATAGTTTAAATGATTCAGTACGACCACCACGAATTTTCATCATCACATCATCGACAGATTTATTTCCCGTAGATTTAAATTCGGGCATAGTATTTGCTATTTCACTTACTGGCGTATTGCATTGTTTTTGTATAATCTTGTTATTGTAGTAAGTTTGTTGGATTGGTGAATAGTCTATTGTGCGTTTCATTATTTCATATACATTACCGATCATTGTCATGATGTTCTCTAATTGTGTTAGTTCTAAAAGTGATTGGTTTTGTTGATTATGAAATTTAGTTCCCAATTCTGGCGGTATAGTTGGTAAAGTATTCATTATGGATTCATATAAACCATATGCTTTATCAAAAGTCATACTGTCACTTACTACCATCAATGTTATTGTACTGGTTGCATTGCTTTGGTACTCGAAAAGTTGTTCTACTGGATCATTATGTAGTCCTACTTTTAAAAGTGTGTTACTTCCTTCTACTGCCATAATGTAAAGTTGTTGGTTATTCATTTCTTTATTTCCTCATATTAAGCCCTCGGCGGGCGGATCGGCTCGGCTCGGTGGCGGCGGTGACTTCGGGGCATAACTCAAAAATACTTTGTCCTAAGTCACTTCTGTACTTAATTAAAGGGGAGTAACGGGGATCGGGTTTGGTATCGCTTGCGATTGCCAAAACGGGCAAGTTTCGCTCTTATTAATTATATATTTTCAATGGCTAACGCTTGCGGTAGACATTCAGAATATGAAATAAATCTGCTTCGCTAAAGAAAAAACTTTGTTATTCCATTAAAACTCAAAATAATATTAATATAGTTGGAAAAACCCCAAAAACACCCCTGTAAGCCGCATTCTACCGTTGATTTTTCCAATAGTTTTTCCATTTTTTAAAAATCCACTTAAAACTGTTGGAAAAACTCATAAGCTATTAATATATGCCTTGATACGCATTAGGCTCGTACCGTCATGTAGCATCTGTTTTAGTTTGTTCGTTTCGTCGCTCGTTAGGTTACGTGCATCACCATTGAGAGTGTACTTAATCATTACTCCGTGGTTGTATGCTTCCAGTAGTTCGACGGCTGCACGATGGGCTATATTGCGGTAATTGTAGATGGATGATTTAGCCAACTTCTTTTCACCCTTAAATTGTTTTTCAAAGTTTAAGAATGATTCTACTTCACTGGTAGAGAGACTTTCTATTTTACATACCATCTTGAATATTACTTTCTTACTTACTTTGTTTCTACTACTTGAAAGTACCGAATCTATTGCATCACTAATGATCTTCTGTCCTTCGTTGGTCAATTGGTTCAAGTACGAATAACCTTTCATGATCTGTACTAACTCGCTATTGTCGTAAATCTTACGGGGTCTACTCAC